TTCTCCCAGACTTTGCTGGCGCTTTTCGCTGTGGCGCTGATTTGCTTTTCAGTTGCTAGTTTCGCCGCGGCGTTACTTGCTCCGCGTACCCGGTTCACGAAAGGAGTCGTTTGGCCTCCGACGTTGATACCTTTCCACGCTTTTTGCCACTTAGTTGCGTCTGTCACCTGGAAGTGCATGGCTTGTCCGCGTGACGTGATCGTGTACGCCTGGCCGAGAAGCTTATCGTTTGCGTATGAAATGATATCTTTGTCTGAGAACCCAGCGCTTGCTGAGGGATGATTATGCAAGTGCGTTCCGTAGTGTCCATGCGTGCGAAAGTTCTTGGCGCGGAACGCCTTTCCTTTTGCGCCGATTCGGCTGAAGCCGTCCTTTACCGCGCTTGTCTTTGCTTGGGTGAACGCTCCGTACAGCTTGCCGTTCGGTTCCCAGACCACGCTCTGCTCAAATCTGCTGTTCGCGATCTTCTTCATCGCGGTTTCCAAAGTATCGTTGTGCCCGATCCAGCTTTCTTTGGGGATCTTCTTGGCCTTCATCACTTCCGTGTAGCCAGCGCGCCACTGCGGCGACTTGCCAGGCGGTGACCGCTTTATGAGTGGTTGAAGACCTGCGGGGATGTGAGGTTGCTTGGCGCTCACCCTGACCTTCGCCGGCTTACTAACCTTCGGCGCCGCAGTAACATCCGCTGGCAGCGAGGTGGGCCAAGTCTTCGGCTTTGGCGCCGCGAGGACCCTCGGGGTCGGGATCCTCGGCGTAGGGCGGGCAGCAGCGGTCGGTGCCGCTCGCAAATCCTTTACCCGCTTCGGGATGCCGTTCTTGCCGAGCACTTGAGTGGGCGCACGTTTGAAATGGTCGTACTTAGTTGGCCCGAGGATTGCCTTCTGCTTGGTCGCCGATTGCTTCTTGAGCCACTGCTCGCTGGTTTCTTTCTTGCCCGACTTCCAAGGTTCTGGAGGTAGCGGTTCGTCGTTTCGTTTCGCCTTCTCACGTTTGAAGTGGTCCGTGTCGATGATCGCGACTTGGATGCACATATCGTTCGGGTGTGGCGTGTCGGGGACAGCGTCCTCTGGGTAGCCGCCAGAGCCGAGCCCGTATAGGTCTTGCCCGGCTAGGATATCGCACTCGTCTGGTCTGGGATGACTCCCCGATAGCTCCCAGGTGTAGCCTTTGACCCAGTCGTGGTCTTTAGTGCTCTCGCGGTAACTGTCGCGGTACGACTCGATCGTCTCGCTGCGGGCAATCATGCGCGTGTGCTGCTGCGCCTTGTCCCGCATGAACTGGTCGAGGTGCTTTTGTATCTGCTCGGGCTTAGCGGTCTTGAGCGCCTTCTGAAGTTGCCGTGCCGCAGGACGCATCGAGAACTCATCTCCCGCCGCACTGCCAAGGCGATTGAGTTGTGCTTCAGCTTTCCTAGAGACCTTTTGTAATACGTCCCCGCCGCGCCGCGCCTCGTCAGCGAGACGAGATGCGTATTCTGGAGGAGTGAGACGCGGGCGGCGGACACGTAAGAGTTCTTCGGCGGTTTGCGACATCGAGTTGCCGGCACGGATGGAGTTCTGGATCGCAGTCGCCATTTGACTGCCCGTCTGTCGGTGGGCGCGCCAGACGCGGCGACTTAGCGACACCCCGTCCACCGTGTTGCGTCCCCGGATGCGACGGCCTGCTTCGATCAAAGACTCTCGATCGGTGGGAAACACAGCGGAGGCTCTGCGGCCAAAGAGTTTCTTGAATGTCTTACGCGCCGCTTGCTTGCCGGTAATTGAGCCCGTCTGAATCATGCGCTCGATATCCGGCCGTAGCTCCACGGTCAAATCGTCAAAGGCACGATTGATTTTGGCGGTGACCCCTGTCCCAGTGCGCAGTTCCTTTTCGAGCTTCTGAATCTTGCGCCCGTAGAGGCGTTCGAGTTTCGCTTCCCGCTTGACTAGCTCTCGGAGCACCTTGGCTCGACTCGAAAGTAAGATGCGTTCTGAGGTCGCGTTGACCGCAGCCTGGCCCATTAGGCTTCAGGCTCCGGCGCCACCTCCTGTTGTGGTTCCTCGTCCTCGTCCTCGGTTAGCGCGGCGGCGATCTCTTCGTTGATCTGCTGCTCTTGCTGCTGCGTGTTCTGGACGTTCTCTAGCTCTTCGGCGATCTGGTCTTTGTCCTCGTCGTTGAGGTTGGGAAGTAGCTGGTTAATCACGCGAGCCCGTAGTCGCGTCTCTGCTGTTGGCCCAACGGTGAGTTGCGTAATCGCATCGACCGCGAGTTGCAGGTCAGTTTGCAAGTCCTCGACATCGAACGAGTCGGGCGCGGTAATACGCTGCAACTCTAGTTGCTCCGGGCTCACGTTGAACGCTGCGCCCACTAACCAGTCCACGTGTTCTTCGAAGCGAGCAATCTGCTGAGCGAACACAGCGAGCGCCCTGTCGGTCTGAGCGAACTCGAACTTGCGAGCAATCCCGCTGACCGCTTGCCTAGAGGCCGAGGGTCTTGTGAACTCAACGCGAGCCTGTCGATAGATTTCTTGAATCGAGTGCTCGATGCGCGTCTCATAGGACTGCGCAACAGTAGGAGGTGGAGCGATGAAGTAGTGGCTCTGAGTCGCGTTAGGGTCCAACATGATCGCGTTGTCGGTGCCGATCGTGACCTGACGCTGCGCCTCATCCATCCCCATCGCTAACACGAGGACTGCAAAGACCTGGCTCCGCATGTGCTCGTCGAGTTCGGAGTGGAGATTGAACAGGCGCCGCGCCTCGACGGATTCCTGCCCGTGCATCGGGATGCCTTTGACCGGGTCATCCACCATCGGCTTATGGGGCAAGATCGCCAACGGGACTTCGCCGAACGGATGGGACGCCTCGCCAATCAAACGCGCAGACCGCTTGCCGTCTGTCGCCGTCTTGGTCACCTCGTATTTTTCATATCGGTCCGTGAACCAGATCGTGTAGAGGGTAACGTCGGTAGCCTTAGAAAACGGGTCGAGTTGCTCGTGGTGGTCGGTGCGTATCTTCGCCCAGACGAACCGACCCTTTTCATCGACCTGGTAGTCGGTAAGGTTGGCGGGGAACAGCGGGATGATCGTAGGTCGCAATCCTAATGCGTCTGCGGTGGCCCGGTTCATAATCGTCGGCGTGCCTTCGGGCGTCACAGGCGCGGGCGGCATATCGATGATCGCCGGGAACCAGCCTAGCGTCGCCGCTCGTAGCACCAATCCAGGTAGCAGCTCATCCCATGCGGTACCTCGGCCGTCGATGTCTTCGCGCCATTCCACTAACGCATCGGGGCGGTCTTCGACCATGAGCCCTTTGCGCATGATGAACGAGGTCTTGAGATCGGTGAGCGGCTGGATGTAGTTGGGGTAGTGAGCGATCTGCCGGCGCTTCTTGAACTTCTCTGCGTCCTCGCGTGGGTAGCGATCGAGATAAGTCAGCCTCTCTTCGCTCTGCCACGTGCTCCGAGCGTGGCTGTAGACTTCAGCAGCAGCGCCCCAGAACCCCATAGGCGGCTGGATGATACTGCCGGCGAATCCGCCGCCGCCTGTGTATGCGTCGATCAATAGCCGATGGTACTCAAGCTCATCTTCGTATCCGGGGCGCGTATGTTCGAGCAGCTCGATGAGGTCGGCCATAGTTACAAATCTACAATGCGGAGGCTGCGGACGCCCCGGAGCCGTTGGTTGATAATCGCGAATGCACCCGAGCACGCATCAACTTGGTCGTCATGAGCACCTAACGGGAACGCAGCGAGTTCATCGACGAACGTATTGATCCACGTCCCCTCGACAAGTCGCGTGTTCCCAGCTTCAGCAGCGGACGCGAAGGGCGCAGCGCGCTCCACTTTCTTTCCTGAGGGCGCAGTGCCCTTGAACTTGAAGCCCGTGAGAACGCGGCGACCATAGTACGCGACCACGGCCTTGCCGCTCGAACCAGGCTCTTGCTCCATGCAAATCTCCGTCTGATACCCGTCCGCAAGCGCGGTCTGGAGTACGCGCCGCTCGTTGCCTTCGGGGCTCTCCCTGAAGTGCTGCATGTCGCGGACGTACCAAATCCCTTTGTGAAGGCCGACAAGTGCGCCAGCGGTCCAGTCCGGGTCTTTGCCGGGCTCTAACGCGGTCGCCGCCATATCCCAGAAGCGTACCCATCGAATATCGTGGGGGACTTCGTTGGCCGGGAGAATGTTCATCCACTTGCGCTTGAATAACCCGCCCTCTGGGAGCGCGTCCCAATCGCCGTTCATCAGGCGCTGGCGCGTGAGCGGGTCTAGCTCTTGGAGGGACTTGACATACTCCTCGCGGTCAAGCGACGGGTTGTCCTGAAGCAAGGACGGGATGAAGCGTCGTCCGTACTGCTCGCCTTCGATGATGAAACGCCGTTTGACGTATTCGTGGGAGATGCCGCCTGGGTTGGCGGTGAGCCGCATGCGCAGCGGTACGTCCATGTCCTCCTTCTTTCGAAGGCGGCTGTAGAGGTAACGAAGGTGATGCTCAGGAATCTGGGTGGCCTCATCGACTCCGATGTACTGATATTCGCCGCCCTGGTAGCGGTCGAGGTCTCGGATGTTGTCGAGGTAGCCGAAACTCACCCGAGCCCCGGATGGGAACCACCATGTGTGCTGGCTCTGGTTGTAGGTCGCGTCCGTTTCGCTCAGCCACTCACGACTCACGGGAATGAAAGCTCCAGGTTGCTCAAGATGGGTGTAGGCGCGCCGCAGCAAGAGAGCGGAGTACCCTGGGACGTGAACGTATTTGAGCCCCGCCGCGAGCTGGCCGATAGTCTTACCGCCTCCCGCTGCGCCTCCGAATAGGACATCGAATCGGTCGTCCTCGAAAAACTCTAGTTGCTTGGGATGAAGGGTGACCGGGATATAGCCACTACTCGACGAGCTGCAGCGGAGCTGGTTCGCCGCCAGCGTCTTCAACGAGGGCAGCAAGGACTCGATCGTAGGTGTCGGCATCTAGGCGGCCTCGTAGGTAGTCCAGAAACTGCTGCGCGATGTTGCCATGATCCACAGTCAACTTGTCGTGCCGCCCGTACTCGTTGGGGAGCTTGCGCTCCAATAGCCATTGAGCGGTGTTGGATGCGGCCTTTAGGTCTCCCCGCTGACGGACAATCTCGTGAATCGTGCGTTGAGCAGCCGCAATGTGTTTGGCCTCTTCCTTGCGTACATCGAGGTCAAAATCATACCGCTCTCCGCTGCCTGACTTCCGGCCCTGCTGTCGCCAATTCCATATCGTCTGACGCGTCACGCCCACCAAATCAGCGGCTTCGCCTAGAGCAGCGCCTGCCTTGATCGCGCTGACCACTTGCTCTGCGATCTCAACCGAAAACTTTGACATCGATAGTCTGCCTCATACACGTGCGAGTCAAAGTTTGCAACTCTGCCCCACAATCCCTATGCTCCCGCTCGATGAGAGTCGCGACCGAAAATGACTACAAGCCGATCATGGCTGCCTTTATGAAGCACCGGAAATATTTCCCTCACATCCGGGGCGATGCCATCCTGAGAAGGATCAAAGCCGGTGAGGCGTTCTGGGAGGACGGGGTCGTCATCACGTTCTCTCAGTACAAGCGAGCCCAACGACTCGGCACGTTTCGTGCGGTGAAGGGCGACACGGTTCTGCATCAGATCGCCGCGACGACCCAAGGCAACGGGAGCGCAAAGCGGGCCGCGCAGACCTTTCTTGCCGAAGCCCCCGGCCGGGTGGTGCTCACCGTTCGCTCGGAGAACATGCGGGCTCGACAGTTCTACAAATCCATCAGGATGCGCGAAGTGGGCACGACCTCGTGGTCGAATGGAGCCATCCCAGGCACCGTGTATCTGTTCGACTAGAGAATCGTTGCGACGACCAGGTCTTCCGTGCCGCCCTTGTTCAGCTCGGACGAGCTACCGGCGCCCACGTCGATGAGCATTTGCGTCTCGACTTGCGCCCCGTGGTGTTCGAGGAGAGCGACGCTGTGCTCCACGACCTTGTTTCCGTAAGCGTCGCTTACATTTAGGACGAAGGTGGAGCCTGGTTTGAGCGCGGCGACGGTCTTGGAGATCATCGGCTCCAGAAACCCATCATGCCACGACTGATAGTCACCGGCGTACCGGACGCAGCTCTGCTCTTCATCGCTAGAGTACCGTTCGACGGTGAAGTAAGGTGGCGAAGTGAAGGCGAAGTCGAACGAATCGTCCTTGAGCAGAACGTCCTCGTAGGCACTGTGAGTGACCGAGCCTTCGAGCCCGAGGTCTTCAATCATCCTGTGAGTGGCCTTCACCGTTTCCAGCGATGCGTCGAACCCGGTGTAGGTGCCGCCGAGGCCCGAGGCGTTCCAGCTTACCAACCGAGAGCCCCACCCTGAGCATGGGTCCAGCACGTCCCCTCCCTCCGGCGCGTACTTCTTGTACATCTCCAGGGCCGTATGGAACGGGAACTGCCTCGCAGTCTGAATGCCGAAGAGTGTCATCATGGATACGATGCCCCGAAGAGTCGGGTACCTTCCGTCGCCCAGCTCGATCAAACGCAGCACACCCCGACGAATGTAGTCCTCGTCTTGGAGCGAGTCGTTGACGCACGTCTTGAACTTCCCGCAGACCACATCGTAGCGATGCGGAAACCAGCGATCGAGCATGCTGATGTACGGCGGCCTCCCGTCGCGGAGCTTGTTCATCTCCACCTGCACCTCCCAGATCGAGTGCTGAACATGCTCGTGCGCTTTGGTGCCGACCAGCGCTGCGGCGGCCAAGTCTGCGACTTGTTCCTTCGAGAACGCCAGCCACAGTGCCGCGACCTCTTCGTCGGCCTGGGCTTCAAGGGGTCCGAAATCGGCTACCT